AGCTGTGCCATAACCACGCATAGTTACGCCATCAGTTTTTTCTCTAGCCATACCATAGCTTACGCCATTAGGTACTGGGTCTTTAAGGTCAACGTCTTTAGCAGCCTTAGTATTAGCGTATACACCAGCCTTCATAGGAGCATTACCAGCTTCTACAGAAGTACCATTAGCTTTATAAACAGACGCATCTTTATTTTCTTTAGCATGACCTAAAGGCATCGGCGAACTATTTTTAGTAGTTGCTTTTGGAAAATCATTCTTAGCCATATTAACGACCTCTTTGGTTAGCTGCACGAGCCATATTTTTGCCCATAGCTTTCATATTCTTATTTAAAGAACTTTTGTTAGCTTTTGGACCTTTGTCGATGACTTTTTTGCCATCGTTAGGCATCACTTGAACCTGTGTTTTACCTTTGCTGGCTACGCCATCTGCTGCTTTTTTGTATCCCATAATCTACTCCTAAGTTGATATTGTTACTGTACCTGTTTGCCCTACTGCAATCAAGTAGTTTGGTGTTAAAACCGTGTCAAAGCTACTTGCTCCACCAACAGGATTCCAGCCCCATTGGAAAACCCTACTACCACCTTCTTGATACCCAACTTCTGCAACGCTAGAGCCAGTACCATTTGAGGTCTGTAAACCGCTCACTCCAGAAGCTTTATAACTGGTATCTGGTCTTGGTTCCCGAACAGCTTGCGGATCATCAACTGGGTACATACCTAAAGACAATTGCGGCTGATCTGGTTCCCAACACTCAGGACACACTTTAATATTCTTTATTTGCTGCTTTACTACCAGCTTTTTAAGCTGTTTTAGTTTATACCGTTGCCCACATCTATCACACTCAGCAATGGAATATTTACCACTACTGTACTTATTAGGCATTAAAAGCCACCCTTGGAACAAGTCTTAAGGCAGCCTTATCTCTATCTTCTGTAGACGCCATTAACCATTGTTCTTCATATTCTTGTTTTAAAAACTGCAACCGTGGTTGAGCTTCTGGAATCTTTTGTCCCATGTAAAATGCCAGCCCAGCAACCATACAAGGAAGTAAACGGAAAGGGATATCTTGCTCAGTCGCACCATTACCAGCATCTTGTATACGACGCATACGCCAATAGATAAATGTATACGGAGCGCCGCCAGCATCAGGGGTGGGCCAAACATTAATTGAATTTAAATTTTGAACTGATATTACAGCGCCAGTTGTATGTGCAGCAGCAGTTGTTCCGTTTTGTCCACGATAACAATTAGTAAGGGTATTCCCTACTACGTTAGCATAACCAATAGTTTCTGAACCAATTTTAATAAATCCACCACTAGCTAGTAGGCTTGAATCGCTAACTGTAATAGAAGTATCAGAAGCAGTAATAGTGCCGTCTAAAGTAACTGTAGTAGTGTTAATTTGTGCTGACTGGCGGTTAATCCAAACTTGAATTGGTCTGCCTTGAGTCAGTTTATTAGGGATAGTTGAGTAAGTAGACTCAGAAATACGGTCGATATTAATATCTATTTGATTACTAGACGAGCCATTATTTTGTCTAACAACAGTATCCAAAAGGTCAATAGTGTCGTTATCAATAGGATATAAGCTTTGCCCAGTAACTAAATTTACTTGACCTTGTTCAATAGTCCATAAGTTAACACCACGATTTGCCCATTCAATAGTAAGCAAATTAAGACTTCTACGAGCTGTTTTTAAATCATATCCAGAACGCAACTGCGAACCACAACGCTCAAAAGCCTCTTCAACGAGGTTATTTAAGTCTAGGTTAAATGCCGTGGTTCCTGATGTGCTCATTATTACATGTCGCCTTCAACAGTTTTAGTAGCCTTAGTCTTTTTATTTACTAAAGGTTCTTCTACTACCACTACTTCTTCTACAACAGGAGCAGCTTCAACTACTGGAGCAGCTGGTACAAACTGAGCATCAAACTGTTCATTTAAAACATCCAGAAATGATGCATGACCTGCTGTTGCATTTAGTACAGCAACTACTGCTTGTGCGTCTTTGTCTTCTAATTTAAAAGTAATCATTTTTTACTCGCTTTCATATTATCAATAAGATTTGGGTAGGGTCTGCCAGCAGCTTTAGCAGATGCTTTTGCTGCCGCTTTTTTAGCGGGACTCATTTTCTTTGGTTTGCCTAAAGACTTTGGACGGGGTTTGTCCCATACTTCACCACCTTTAGCAAACTGTGTGAAGTCTGTATCATCACGACGAGCTTTTTTAGTGCCTTTAGGCATTTTAGAAGGGGATATTGCACCCATACCACGAGAAGGCATCATAGTACTTTTCCTTTGGTTTTACCCTTAACTGCACATCCATCTGCACGTTTAGAAGCACTAGATACTGTGCCACCAGATTTGTAGTTACGTTTAATGTCTTTATTCATCTTCTGAATACCAGACCCAAAATCACCGCCTCCACCAGAACCACCAGCTCTAGTAAGCCCTGGAACTTTCTTGTACTCATTCCGAGACTCATTAATGGCTTTACCTTCTTCAACGTACTTTTTAAGTTTGTCTGCAAAATCCTTAGCTTTTTCTGGGTTAGCGTTTGGGTCATTAGACATACCCCTTTGCATTCTTTCCAGATAAGACTTTCCCTCACCAGTAGGTTGGGCTGGGTCTACAGGATTTACAGGTTCAGTCATTTAGCACATCTTTCCACGGGTTAAACCGCGCTGAGCAATACCATTAGCTTTAGACAACTGTGAAGACTTAACTGAACCACCAGATTTCATTTTTGTTACTGGAATTTCTTTACCAGATTTATTTTTTATGCTTTTCATACCCATACCTTCTTTAGCAGAACCGCTAAAATCAGGTTTACTTTGTTTAACAGGTATTTCTTTTCCTGCTTTAGTGGTAATAGTTCTTGCAATATCTTTTTCACCAGCACGTACAGCGCTTTTTAACATACCTTTAAGCAAACCAGAACCAGGAATATAGTTCTCAGGTTCAACACGCTCAAGACCTTGTTTTTTAGTCATTGTCTCCATGCGTTCTTTATAGTCGTCTGCAGACTCGCCTTTTGGTTTAGAAGCAGTAACAGAAGTTTTAGTCTTAGTTACAGTTACAGGCTTTTCACCTGTATCTTGCTCAGGAGAACCCTCTTCTATAAATTTTCTAGCACGGCTACGAGTATCTTCTTTGATATTCTCGTTTTCGCCTTCGGCAGTCTCATATCCACCTTCTGCAAATTTACGCATTTTCTTTTTCATTACATTTTTCCTCCACCGCACATCTTAACCATAGTACCCTTGGTTAGACCTTTGGTAGCGCATCCATTAGCAGATTTACGGAAAGAACCGCCACTAGCTAGCTTCAAGGTTGTACCTTTACCGCCTTTGTGTTCTTGCTGGTCATGCTGTTTAAATGCTTTTTTAATCATGGCAGTATCTTGTTTCTTATCCATTGCCATATCTTCTTTCATATCGCTCTTAGCCATGCCACCACTCCTAAATTTTTTGCCTTTGTCGGCGGTTAAAAAGTCTTGCCCTACAGACTGCTTAATCCCAACCTTCTTAGCAAAAGATGGGTTTTTGGCAACTGCTGCCATTAAATTATGCTGTTTTTTAGATACGCTTGGCATTACTTACCTTTGAATAAGCTGGTCAATTTTGCCTTCAAGTTTGTTAAACCTTGCATCAATGTGTTCAACAATTCGTTCAACTTCTGCTTTAGTAACATTATCACGGGCTACCTCTTCTCTTGTTTTGTTTAACAAAATATCAATGCGTTTTAATTCATTGAACTTTTCATGCATCATATAACCAATGAGGGCTACAAATATAGTTAACCCACCAGTCCAAAGTTCCATCATGTTTAACATTTCCACCTCTTTAAAGAGGCTGCCTTTCTAGTAGGCTTGCCGTTTTCATCTTTCATAGGTCCTGGCATACCAGACATACGAGCACAGAATGACTTTTTACGAGGTCCGCCTTCAGGCTGTGGAGCCTTTAAGTTAGAGCCTGTAGCTGCGTTGTACTTAGCACGACCTTTGGCAGTAAGCCCAGCCCCTTTCGAGACTGGGAGTTTTTCACCACGACCTATAGCTAAAGAAGGAGTTTTCTTCTTGGTTGCCATATTAAGCCTGTGCTTCTTTCCAAGACAAACGAGCATAAACGTCAGTTGCTGTTCCAGTTAAAGAAGTTACGCATACATACAGAATGTCTGGACCATCTGGGTAAAAACCAGCTTGAGTAATTGGTAATGTGTTAGTTGTACCACCGCCCAAAATAGAATTACCCAAGTCACGAACTTGTGTTAAATCCAAAGTAGTTTGACCGTTGGTATTGGTAAACGCAGCAGCTACAGACTCGCCACCAATTACAGTTACACTATTAGTGGCATTTGCAGCAACCTGAGCAAGTGAAGATGTAAATGCGCCAGTAGCCGTGGTAGTAGGAGCACCAAAACTACCGCTAAATGTGCCAGTAGTAACACCGTTTAACACCAAGTTAACCAACAACGGACCAGTTGCATAGATACCTAATTCAAACAACTGCAACTGCATACGGTTAATAATCTCTTTAACGCCCAGTAATCCAGTAATACCGTTATCTACTGATGGAGCAACCCGAATAGCTAATACAGGAGTCAACGCAGTAGTAGAAGTTGTAGTTGTCAACTTAGGTGTACCGTAGTTAAAAATCAACGATTTATCGTCATTGAACAATCCATCCATAATTGCAGATGAACCCCAATGGGACAAAGCAGGTACTGAATCAGGAGTAGACAGCTCAACAGCGGAACTTACACCAGTAACAAATGCTTGCGCAGTACCTTGACCACCAGTTTGAGCACGAGTTAAACCCCAGACCAAGTTAGTTGGAGTAACGCCTGTGTAGTTAATATACTCAGTATTACCACTAGTTGCTGAAACTTTAAATTGCAATGTAGCGCCACCAGCAGTAGCAGCTGATGTTGGTACACCAGATGCGTTTGCTATATAAAACGATGATGGGCTAATAGTTGTTCCAGAAGATTGGTCATCTGCTGCAGTATTACCATAACCACGAACACAATTTAATAAATTACCTGCGCCAGAAGTTGTTGATAAGCCCGCATAGAAAATATACTCATTAGACATTTTAGCAACACCACCAGCAGCATTAAATCTGTTAGTTTCAGCTACTGGAATAGTATCTGCCAAACTTAATACATCAGCGCTAATAGTTGTTGTACTACCACTTAAAGCAGATGTTAAATAAGTTGAAGGACCAATACCAGAAACTTCGTAGTGGGCAGCCATGTTACCAGAACGCATATAAGCTTCAAACTGCTTATTGTTATTCTGTATTTGGTTTACATAAGTAATCAAACCATTAGTGCCACGAATACCAAAACGAATATAGCCAGCACCATACCAAGAGTAGTCGATATACCACATCTGCATACGGGTTAAATCAAGGTTGTAACCAGAAGGACCTGTACCGTTGCATGGGTCTAACCACTGAGATTGTGGAGTTTTAATGTCAACTGTTAGTGAAACAATAGCATTGGCAATCGTTGTACCACGATACTCTGGGCTAATTTGCATACTAGT